GAATCGGAAGTAAGGTATCGGATACGGCGGTGTCCGAGAAATCCCGGCCCGGAGTTCCGGATTCCACCGCGGAGGTGGTAAGCTTATGCACATAAATCTGACCCGCCGGCCCGATTTGATATTTGTCTGTGCAGGTCACGCCGGGCACCAGCACAGGGTTGTAATAAAGATTAGGCTCCAGAATACCGGAGTATCTTTCATCTACGTTTAAAGAACCGTATTTAATTGACATGGGTTATTCTCCTTTCGGGTGATAGAATGGATTGTTTTTGTACTTTTCATCAAGAAGCTGCTGCCCTGTTTTCTTGGAAGTAGGTCCTTGTCCCGGGACGGTAATGGTGGGCGCCGGTTTGTCCGGGAGGAAGGCGGAGGGATCGCTTTCCTTGTACTTGCTTAAGAAATCCTCAAAGCCCAGGACCTTATCCTCCTGTACGGGAAGCTCAGCCGCCTCCAGATCGGATAAAAACGCCTTTTTGGCGCTCTCGCTGGAAAACTTAATACCGCCTGCGGCTTCCTTCAGCAGATAGCCGCGCCGGATTTTATTGATCTTCGCGTCGGCTTCCGTTTGCGCCTGCTCAGCCTTCGTTTTCCATTCGGGGTCGTACCCCTCCAGCTTGCCGTTGGCCTCTTCAAGACGGCTTTTGAAATCGTCTCTTTCAGCAGTCAGGGTCTCGATGCTGCGCTTTTGCTTTTCAATATCCGCACCATGCAGATCCATGATTTTTTGCACGTCCTCGTCGGATAAATTGAAAGCCTTTAAATCTTCTCTTTTCATGGGAATCCTTTCTTCCATACGCTTTTTACGGGGTCGCTTCCCTTTGGCGGTCACAGTTTTACGCCGTATCCGGGGCAAATTTGGGTATAACAAAAGGCCCGCACATTTCTGTACGAGCCTTGCGCTATTAAATTTGGATATAAAAATACCACCCCTGATTTTTCAAAGGTGGTTAGGCGCGATAGGTTACTTTTGAGATATCTTCTACCTTGACGAAGGGCATATCAATTGTTCGTCCTTCTTCGTCGCATATCTCGATCATGAACACCCTTCCGTCTTCATAAGTTTCCAGCACAGTGCCTTCTCTGCCGTCATTTAAAAGGACGGCGTCCAATTCTTTAATTTTCGTAAATATCACTCCTTATCTACAAATGCGGTGACTAGTCGAGGGTGATTTTCCCCATTATTAATGATCCAGCCAGTTTTCACTTTGGCGGATTTTCCGTTGGGCCCCAATAATCTCATAGTAACCTCGAACGGCTGACCGTATTTTGTGTTAGAACGCATTTTGGCAGGATACCTAGAAAGATTCTGATAAATATTTTTAATCAAGTCTTCTGCATTATCCACAGTATATCCTAATGCCTTTTCAAAAGCAATAGCCTTGTTTTTCCCTTTACTTTCTTTATTAAGCGCATAAGCTGTAAATTTTTCTTTTGGAATCACAGCGTTTTTATGGTGCGGGAGCAATGTCTTTTGAAATTGCGCTCTGGCTCTTGCGGCCTGGCTTCTTCCAAACCCGTAGACCTGGCTCCTGAACTTATCCTCGCCGAGCCCTGTCTGGGTCAGAAAGTCCTTTTGCTTCGCCCTCCAGGCAGCCAGCTTGGCGCTGGCCTCCGATGTGTCCAGACCAGCCGCGTCCATTGCCAGATATTCCCGTTTCCACCGCCTGATCTGCCGCTCCAAGTATCTTTGCTGCTGGGTAGCGTCGTAGTAGGGAAGGGTTTGCCCATTGTATGTAACGGTTTTGTTCTCGTATTCTCTCAGCTTAGTCCTGGAATAAGCACGCTCGGACAAGCCCTCAAAATACGGAAAAAAGGAGTGGCGGCAGTTCCAGCCGCACAGTCCCGGGCCGGTTCCGTAGCCAGTGGATTTTACGAAATCTGGATACTTACGGCTTTTCCCGGAACGGCTGAATATTCTGCCCTGCCAGTCCATGTGTTCCGGTCTGGCGCCCATGTGGGCAGTGGTTTCCACCAGGTCGCATTCCATTTCGTCAGCCCTGGCGGTCTGTATTCTGGCCGCCGTTTGATTGACCCCAGTAAGGACCGCCCGACGGACAGCAACGTCCATTTTGTCCGTGTGCCCGCTGGGATATATAATTGCGTCAATTCCTGCTTTGGAAAGGCTTTTTACAGCGCTTCTTACTGCGTCTTGGTAAGAAAACGCGCCGGAGGTTATATCCATGTAGGCGGCGTCCAGAGCGTTCTCAAACTGCCTTGAGGCCGTGTCAGCCGTAGTGCTTGTCAGGTTCTCAAAAAGCCTCATGGTTTTGTCGGAGCCGGCTTTAATTATTTTCTGCAAAGCCTCACTGTCCCGCAGCGCTTTTGGGCTTAAACCAGCTGCCCGGTAGATTTGATCGTCATAATACAGCGCTTCTTCTCCGGCTTCTACAAGCAGTTCGTTAATCTCCCCCTGGGTTTTCCCGGTAAGGCGCTGTAAATGGTATCGGATAAATTCCCGTTCCGCCCCGATCTGCTCCAGCCGCCACATCTGCCATTGGGCGGTTTCCGTCAGCGCTCCGGTTTTCGAAATGCGCCGCGCCATATCCTCCAAAATCCTGATTTCCAGGTCGGCGTAAAGCTCAACAACACGGTCGGGCAGGTGGTCGATATATTCAGGGGAGAGCATGGTTAATCACTCCCGAACAATATGTTTTCCGGCGTCTCCGGTTCTGGAAGCATGGCTTTCGCTTCCTCCTCTGATACGCCGAAATACCAGCTTGTGAGCAGCTCCGGCCTGATGTATTTGCTGTCCGCCATTGCCTTCCTGCGGGAGTATTCCACACCGGTATCCTCAAAAATGGAATCTCCATAGGTGACGGAAGGCTCAAAGGCTCCGGCTGGGGCCAGGCGGTACAGCGTCGAATATACATCGAACCAATATAGAGCGTCGATCAGCCCGGAGGTCATGCCCCGGTCCTGCACCGCCTTGACGGTGTTGTAGGTGGTGCGGTCGTCACTGATCACCTGAGTGGCCGTTACCCTCCCGGTTTGGATATCGATATTAAAGGTTCCTTGAGAAAAACCAGTCTGCATTTCCAAAATCCGAAGCTGAGTATCAAAGATAGTTTTATAATGCTCTCCCCGCAGCTCCGGCGTATAGTCCGCCCAGGGCTTGTCCACAGGCATGTCGATGGTCATGTAATAGTCGCTGGCAAGCTCACGAAAAGGGATTGCGGGCTTTCCGTTGATCGGGTCCTTGACCGCAACGCCCCGGTCTAATACCATGCGCCGCTTTCCGGTATCCCGTTCCCACAGAAACTGTTCGTAGGTTTTGTCCAGCTGGATAATGCTGTCCACAGCGTTTGCGTAAATGCTGATAGGGAGGGGCCCGCCGTCGATATTGTTCAGCATCGGCATTCGGATTAGGCCGAAGTGAGGCCGGTCTACACCTGAAATAAAAGCTTCGGGCTGAAGGTCCGCCCAGCGTTCTACCTCAGAAAGGGAGAGCTCGCCGCCGATTCTATCGGCTTCTTTCAGCCGGTAAGCCCGGTTGGTAATGAGAAGGCCGTCTTCCTGAAGGGCAAATTCCTCGATGCGGACTACTGGCTTTCCGTCCTTCAGACGGTCAAAATCCGTAAAGAACCCGGATTCGATTCTTTTGTTTGGACCGAAGCCTTTCGGGAATATCCGGGAACGTGGGATAATCTCCACGTAGACTGACCCGCCCTTTACAAACGGCTTTATTGCGGCCATGCCGCCGGCCCCCGCAAGCTGTACCGCCTCGTTGATATTAGGAAGCAGATTGCCGGCCGCCTGTTCCGTGATATATTTTCCCCGCTGGCCCGCGCCCGCGTCTAGGGTTAACTCGCTGGTCGCAAGCGTCGCCAGATAGCTGGTGATTGTCTGCGCCAGCTTCAAGGAATGGGGAGGCTGGTTGATTAAATAAAACAGATCGTCCCAGGTTCGAATTGCTTCCGCCATATACGACGATAGATCCGCGCCCAGCTTTTTAATTTCCTTTAGATTCAGCATCTTTATCACCGCCTCCTTGATTAAATGAAAAAATCCCATGCTTACACCCCTCCACGTTTCCAAAGGTATTCCGTGCCGTACCTTACGGCGTCAATATGATGATTGTCCGCGTCGGGGTATCCGTCTAAAACTTCCCCGGTTTTTTTGTCCTGCTCGTATTCGTATTCCGAAAACTCCTTTTCGGTATCCGGGCATCTGACCGGATCTATCCAGATGCAGTCCAGGCTTTGTAGCCACTTATGGCTGTATTCCACAGATCCTGGGCCTTTCTCGGCGCTCCGGCAGTATAAGCCGTAAGCGTTGTAATCCCCGACGCTTTTCGGCTCCGCACTGTCCGCCGTGATTCTGTCGTTTCCAGTGAGGCCCTTTGCCTTTAGAATATCGGCTGTTTCCCAGTTTCCTTTCCGCCTGGCGGTTGCCTCGTCGAAAATATACAGGGTTTTCCTGGCCGCGTCATACTGCATTCCGTTGTACGCCCAGGGGTCTGGATAATAGCCCCAGTCTACCCCGTGGAGCCTGCGGTCAAAGGAACGGACCATTTCGTCCGGGATCGGTTCCAATTTCAGATTTTCAAATACCTGGGTTCCGCTGCCGACAACCTCTCCCAGATACTCATGACGGTAGGAGGTTTCGCTTTTTGCTTTGAGCCGTTCCGCGTCCGCAAGGAATCTGGGGCCGAGCCATTCCTTAGGCGTTGTCAAATAGGTGCTGTGATGGGTCCGCT